TCTTATATTTAAAGAATGAATCTTCAGGGTCTTTGGAAAGGAGGTGTGTATCCTGCTTTCCAATAGCTTTGAGGGAAATCTTAGCAGCCTCACCCATACTTATCTATTGCTCACATATTTTTAATATCATTCTTCCATGTGGTGATATTGAAAATCTGTCTAGAGAAATTAAAAGAGTATTTGCCCCATGCCATTATTGATACGGAGAATGTTATAACTTTTAGCGATTATGATTACCTGTTTTTTAAAATATATTGGTCCTATACCATTTGAAGCTTGATGACTCCCATCATAGTTTAGCTCCATAGTCAAATTTGCATCTTTTATTATACTAAAATCTAAATACCCACTTGGATCTAATTCACCTGGTTGTAAAGCAAAACTATATACACCTATATTACGGAATATGGGTGAGCGTTTATGATACATATTTGGCATAGTTATTGACAGGAATAAACTATCTCCCGTAGTTTCATTCAAAATTGAGATTCCATCACATGTTAAAGTTACGAATTTTTGTTGTGTATACATAAGTGGAACGTGTTTTTTACCATAGACACTCTTTTGCCAAGTTTGGAAATCACCGGGATACAAACTCAAATCAACTCCGCGTATTTGATCTAGTAGTGTTATCTGTGCATCTGACCATTTTTCATTCTTTTTTGCTATAAAATATAACTCTTTTACTGGATTTTTTAAATCTAATCTAAATTCTCCAAATTTAGATTGTGGTTCGATGCTAAATGTGTTATGTTGGTGTTGTTCTATTAATAAATTCATAGGTTTAGATTGTATTTTACACCGCTCAATTTTATCTAAGTGTACTAAATCTAGATTAACTGTAAAATTTTCTAATTCAAGTTGTCGTGTAAGTCTCTTTTCGGCTATAGGATGCCAGATGTACGGAAGTGGTATATTTGCTTCCGTTTCGTTGCCACCTAAGCCGTTCGCGTACGCCTGCTCCCCGGCTACAAAAATAGTTTCTTGCGAAGATCGTAGTTTTATTCGGACTTTAAGTTCTTGCTTATTAATTGCACATAAGGGAAACCCATTTTTAGGGCGGTTATGAAAATAAAACGGAAGTTGTATTCTAAATTCTGTAGCGATGTTCCCACTTTGCGTTGTAGATTTATATTGGCCATCTAACCATGCATGTATAGTGGATCCGTAACCTAGTCCTGTATAAGCCGGACCATGCATAATATCTAAACTTGGTGCATACGAATCAGGTACGTTTAATTCATTATAAATAAAGATATCATCCCCAGTTATTTTATCGATAACTTGATCTCCCAATAATAATTCTACATATTCAATCACAGAAATTCCGAATTTTTCAATGACTCCCATTAATGTACGCTCGTTCACTGTGTTAAAACTCCCAAGAGGAACAAGACCATCTATTAAACCCGGTATTTTAGATTCATCGCAATTAAATGATAATGTTACCCCCTTAAGAATATCACCATATTTTGCTGGGATCGTCACATCAATATAGTCATCTGTATATATTTTCTTATCAAAATCCATTTTAAAATTTCCATTTGCCCAATTTGTATATTTATTATATTTTTTAGTAAAAAAGGAAAATGACGGGTTATCTAACAAAAGGTCACTGGCATGACCTTTTGTTATTATTTGGACGCGACCAGCCATATATTATTATAACATTAGTATTTTAAGCCACATAATCCACCTGAGTATACCATCATATTATAACTCGTAGAATAAATATTAACTTCAAGAGTATCACCGACTAGTATTTGAGACGCATTATCCGGTATTTGTTCGTTGGTAGGGTGTCCGGATAGGTATGTGATGAATTTTGGATTAATTACAAATTTTTGATCAATTATACGACTGAAATTTAAATGACCAGATGGTTCATTGTTTAAAGGGTATAATGCAAATGAATAACTACCAGATTCATCAAATCGAGTCCCCGTCTCGTATATATTTTGAGATTGTGAGGATCTGGAATTAATTAACGAATTTTCATGTACTAATTTAACATACGAATCATCAAAAATATAATTACCATTAATTTTAAGTCCCGCTGAAAAAAATGGGGTATTTAACATATATTGGTAGCGAGAATTGAATACATTTGGTGTATATCCATAGCTTGTTATTAAATCTGATAATCGTGTTTTTTGTGTTGCGAAAAAATATATATTTTTAACTGGATTAGCCAGGTTTAATGGTATTTCCGTCCTATGATCATGACCCTCACTTTTTTTAATTATATCATGTTGGTGTAAATTAGTTTGTGTAATTAATTGGGTAACTGGTTTCGATTTCAAAAAGTTCAATTCATCGCGATCTAAAAAGGTAAATTTTGTTAATAATGAAGCTGACTCTATGTTTGTATTGAGTGTATACGGTTTTAAGAATGGATGTAACAATTTATCAAAGGATTTAAATTTGATTTTCACATAACAATTTTGTTTAGTGAGTTTACATGCTAGTATAGATGCTGGCAAATTATTGTAAAAATAAAATGGTAAATCTATATACATTTGTTTCAAGTTCCAATTATGTTCTACAATATCACTACTATCTATTGTAGTTGTGGTCGTAGACGCGAACACATACACGTTTCTTGATCTGTTTCCTGCAATAATAGTATTGCCATCAGTATAAACAGAATCACCCTTACCAGATCCACTTGGTGTAAATTTTTGATCATAACTCCACCCAGAAGTTAAGTCTCCCGGTGTGTCACGATTGTATATATATATACCATCTGAACTGGATGTGGACCCGATTACTATGATATCATTCTTTATAGACACACTATCACCAAAAAAAGTGTTCGCTGCACCATCACCTGGTGTCAATATACTCGTTTGTTGCCACTCAATGGAACCTCCTGAAACGTGTACACGACGCGTGTATACGAATGCCTCGTAAAAGTATTGATCTGTAGATACAACATATCGTCCTCTCCTACACCCAACCAGTAAAGTATCACCACTGAGTGATACAGACCTACCGAAATCCCCCATACTCCCACTTACTGAATATTCTTGACTCCATGTAGAATTGAGATCCCCTAGTGTGTCACGTACGTATACATAGACGCGATTTGCCCCATCACCCCCAATTGCTACTCTATCACCACTGAGTGAAACTCTAAAACCTGTATTATAAACTAATGAAAGAGTCGAACGTAAAGTCCATGTAGAATTGAGACTACCCGGTGTGGTACGTGTGTATATGTAAACATAATTCGATCTCCAAGTTCCAACCGCTAACGTGTCACCATCGAGTGATACAGAAGTACCAAAATAAGGTCTATAAAGCGAAGTATCTCCATCAATTGTATGACGTAGAGTCCAAGTTGTCCCGATACGTGTGTATATATAAACACTTCCAACAAAATAATCTCCATTTATTGTTTCTCTTGGCATTCCCACTGCCAATGTATCACCATTAATAGATACACTCGCACCAAATCCTGGACTCGTACCCCCAGTACCTGAACTTGACAATCTCTCAGTTTGAGTCCACCCAGCCGACGCGTCTCCCGGTGTATCACGTGTAAATACGTATACAGCATTACCCACGTCGGCTCCAACCACCACTGTATCACCATCGAGACCCACTTGTTGATCTTCACCGAATTCGTCAGTTGAATTACCACCAGTGGCTTGTAAATTTGCCACTTGTTGAATACCAGTTGTAGTTACACTGGTGTTATTAGTACCAATAACCTTAGGTGTGGAACCATACGGCATCTTATAAGCTTCATTTTGATAGAGAATGGCGTCATTGAAAATGTATCTAGCTGAATGATATTTATGGTATAAATAAATCCAATCACTCGTAATTTTTTCTATAAGAGTTCCACCAATATAAAGTTCCGCGTAATCTATTGCATGTATACCAACGTTAGCCGTAAATGGATCATCATAGCTACCATCATTCGCTGCATAACCGTTGTGTCCTACACTACCTGTAAAATGACCCGAACTTATAGAAGCTTTATAAAATAACTTATATCGAAGTGTAAATGTATTTATCAAATCACCAGCATCTACTGGTATAATACACATAGTTTCTTCACCTAACTTTGCATTTACTAAAGGAATTTCAATTGTATTAAATGCAAATTTCGTATGTTTTTTAAAAACTGATAAGAAATGAGAAAATGTAGGATTTTTTGATAAAAATTCATTTTGTAGTCCAGTTACGGATAGAATTAATTTACCTGACATCTATCTAGTCTAATTACATCACACATTTTTCTTTTAAGTAATTGATACGAAACCATTATTAAATTGAAGAATTTTAAAACCTGTATAGTACATATGAAATTTGTATTCAGGGTTGACCAAGAGGCTTGGGGCGACTGATGATCCATTGCCACCGTGCAGGATGTTTAGATTTTCAACTAATTCGAAGTAAAGTTTGGTTTTTTCGGAATTTAATCCGGAAAAATCGAGAAATCCCGATGGCATGGTACTTTTAGGGAACAATGCAAAATTGTATGAATAGATAGTATTAAATATATAATTCGGTACTGGGGCTGTGAATGCACTGGTACTAGGGCTTTGACCTGATACAGATAATTGTGATTGCATTGGTATATAAATTAAAAAGTATTCATGATCAATATTAGATATATTAGGGAATCGTTCACCATTCAATGAAAAATATGCACTCTTTAACACATTTGGGGTCCCCGTGTAATTATTACCCGCTCCATATTGCGATTTAGTAAAATTGAACCTATTTGATGTATTTTGAGATCTTACATACGGGAGCGCATCGGTTGTCTCTATATGTCTGTATTCATCTTCATTTTCGTATCCACTGTACCGAAAAAACCAATGAAAACATTTGACAGGTATTGACGGCTCTAATTGTACTTCAAATAGTCGTTTATTTGTTTCTAATGGTATACTTGAATGTTTATTAACAAAATCACAAATAATTTCTCTATTATTATTTTTAAAAAATAGGGACTCTTCATTAGAAAGTGTGATTTCTTCGGTTACAATTTTAAATTCTTTTAATTTTTTAGCTGGTGGAAGAGTTGGTGGCCCTCTCCCAATGTCACCACCAGAATTATAGGACTGTTTTTGAATAGTAAAAAATGACTGTTTGAAAAAATCAATCTCGAGCGTTATTTTTTGTTTATAGATTGCACACAGCGGAAATGGTATTTTATTTTGTTTATTATTTGAATATACATCTCCACCATAATTTTGGCTAAAAAAGAATGGAATATGAATGTACATATTATTATATGCTCTACCCTCTTCACCCACCGAGGCGCCAACTATATTTCGATTGTATGCTGCATTTGCACTTATTTTCTGAGATTCTGTTTGATATAAATTATCATGAATAATACACCAATCCGCAGTTATTTCCTCTAATATTTCTTCATCGACAATAAATTTAATACTCTTTATTATTTTTCTTCCCAATAACTGTACATCCCAAGACCAATCGACAGTTTCAGGCATCGTGAGAATACTAGTGTGTCCGACGGGAAGCCCCCCCGCTCCGAAACCCATCCCGTAATTTACGTATCCTCCCCAAGTTTCACTATACTGGTAACTGTCGAAACCACCGAGTGACCAGAAATCAGAATTTGGAAAACCGGCACCAGGATTTCCAGCGCTTCGAACTGCAATCCATAAATCATCATAGGATGTATATTCACTTGCTTCTAGAGTCGTCCCGAATATATATATTTCAGCTACTTCCGATACGAAAGTAGCTGAAGTAGTCCATTCTGGTAGTGTAATATTTATCCATAGATTTGTAAGAAGATCTCCCATACTTTGTGGGTTCATTGTAACCCTGACTGTTTCCCCAAATGGCCACGTTGGAATATTACCGTTTTCAATTACAGTATGTACATTATGATATTTTCTAAATTCCGAATTTTGTTTATACGAAGGATTAAAAAATGAATCTTTGGGGTCTTTGGAAAGGAGGTGTGTATCCTGCATTCCAATAGCATTGAGCGCAATGTTAGTAGCCTCACCCATACTTATCTACTGCTCATATATTTTTAATATCATTCTTCCACATCGTGATGTGACTGGTCTTCATCATCTTCTCCAGATCCTCTTTTGCCTGCGTCGCCTCATCTGTGAGTGCCTTGACGCGCTCCTCCGTGTATTCGACCGTTCTCGTATTGAGGAGGTAGTCCAAGTTCCCGTCAATCTTGGGAAAGATAGAGGACATCTCCGCCTCGAGTTCCACCTTCTTCCTTTTGAACACCACCAGTTTCCCCTCGATGACCATAGACACAAACTTCGACTTATGGTCGCACATCTCTGCCCGCTTCTCGAGGACATCGATGAGGTGTGCCTTCCGCTTCTTGTAATGTTCGATTCTGAGATCCACAAAATCCTGAAGAATCTCTTCGGGACTCGCGTACTTGTGAATACCCTTGGTGGGGTGGAAGAGGTGCATGTTGGAGACACGGAAGGTCTTCCTCAACTTGAGGTCCTTGAGGAGATCCTTACCCGCGTACTCCGTGATTTCAAAGTGTACATCTTCGGTGGTTGAGTTGTTGGTGTACCCTCCAATCAATTTCTTCTCCACGAGTGTGTCCAGGTACTCCTTATAATCTTGGGTCCATCGACCGGGTGGGAGTTCAGTCACCACGATGTTACTTCCCGACCATTTCCATACACCCTCCATCATCCACGTATCCTCCTCCTTGTGGACAACCCCCTTGAACCCCCTGAACCAGGGACGCATCGCGACGAACGGCTCACCCTTGAGAGACCTCTTGATGTTTTCCTTGATGTCATCGGGATTGAATGGGGGCACGTAGCAACTGAATCCCGTACCGATACCTTCTGTCCCATTCACCAAAACCATGGGGAGAGTGGGCATGTAAAAGTCGGGCTCGATGGAGCGACCGTCATCATCCAGGTAATTGAGCACGGCATCATCCCTGGGGTCAAAAATCTTCCGCGCCTCCTTGGTCAACTTCGTGAAGATATACCTCGTCTGAGACGCATCCTTACCACCCATGAGTCTCGTACCGAACTGACCACACGGTTCCAAAAGGTTGATGTTGTTGGACCCCATGAAATCATTCGCCAACTTTACGATCGTGTCCGCCAAAGAAACTTCACCATGGTGGTAGGCACTCTTTTCCGCCACGAATGCCGCCAGCTGGGCAACCTTCATCTCCTCCTTGAGATTCTTCTTGAAACACGCGAACATCACTTTACGCTGGGAGGGTTTGAGACCGTCCGCCATATGTGCGATAGACCTCTTGAGGTCCGCGAGACTGAAATTCACCAAGTCTTTGTGTACAAAGTCGGAGATACTCAACTCCTTGACGCGACCATAGGGAACTTCGAGTTGGTCAGCATCCTTCGCGGTGTTCTCCAAGAGCCATGTCTTTCTCGCATCCGCCTTCTTCTTATCAAAGGCGAGAACGATCGATTCATCAGTCATCGTGTCCACATCAAACTTTACCGTGAGGTCCTGAATCTTCTTGAAATACTCACGGGCTTCTGCGCTCGTGGAAGTACCCAGACCCTTATAGTACTTGACTTTCCACCCCTGTTTCCCGTCGCCGTACCAGGTGCGGAACGCGGAGTCTGTATAGAACGATTTCGTATCAGACCCCTTGGAGGCCTTGATGATTGGGGTCACCATACTCACCACAAAGTTCAGCTTCAAGAGACTCGGCCAGAAATAGTGAATCATGTTGAGGATGAGACCCTTGATGTGCGACCCATCGTTATCAGCATCGGTCATGATCATGAGTCGCCCGTAGCGAAGATCTGAGACGGTGGTGTACTCCTTCCCCTGCTGGAGTCCCAAAATCTTCTTGAGGTCGTTGAACTCCTGGTTGGAGGTCAGTTGTGCCACAGAAACATCTCGAACATTCTTACACTTACCACGAAGTGGGAACACCCCATAGTGGTCACGACCCACGACTGAGAGACCTGCGACCGCGAGAGTCTTCGCCGAGTCACCCTCTGTGACGATGAGGGTACAATCCTTAGAGTGCGCAGTACCAGCCTTGTTCGCGTCATCCAATTTGGGTATACCAGTAATCTTAGACTTGCGGGCCCCATCAGACTTTTGGAGTTCCTTCATCTCCTTAAACTTGGAGAGGGCCAGGAGTTCTTCAGCGATTCCAGTTTTGAGCACATTCTTGATGAATGTTTTAGGGGGTTCAAACTTACTCCCAAAACTCTGGGACTTTGAGGTACACTCAGACTTCACCTGGCTGGAGAAGGTCGGGTTCTCGAGGGTCGCCTTGACGAAGATATTGAAGGCGTTCTTCACCTGTTGAGGTTTTAGTTTGATTTTCTTCGCCATTTCGTCGATGATACCGTTCGCGATGAGGTTCGCGGCGTGGTCAACGTGGGTTCCACCCTTATTGGTACAGAGTCCATTCACGAAAGATACCTGTTCCATTCCATTCTCAGAGGGTCCGATACACACGGACCAACGTTCGGTATTCACCGAGCAGACTTCCTCAACACCTTCATGCATCTTGGCGTAGGCTTCGAACGTTTGTTTGGTGAGTAGTTCATCGTTGAACTTCACTTTACAGTTTTGGGTGGTACATATATTCGCATCCCAGACCCTCTTTTGGAAAATTTTGTAAATGGCATCGTCCATCTTGGACATTCCGAAACGTTTCCACTCGGGGGTAAACGTGATGGCGACGGATGACGTAGCACCCGAATGTTTTTTGATTTTTGGGGGGTCACACACGGTCATGTTCTTAGACCAAGATTGGGTATAGGTCTGTTTCGTCTCGTGGTCCTTGATGACCACAGAGAATTCAGTCGAGTAAATGTTCGCCAATTTGGCACCGTAGCCGTTGCGACCACCGACGATACGCTTCTGGGAATCATCATAGTTGGTACTCGTGAGGAGGTGGCCAAAGACGAGTTCGGGGTTCCAGAGACCCTCCGTCTCGTGCATTTTTATCGAGATCCCACCGAGAGGACCATTGTTCTCGATGG